ACAATGATATTGCCAAGTTCAACAATTTCCAGATGGCTCGCAAGATCCAGCTCAACAGTCTATTTGGCGCCTGGGCCAACTACTACTTCCGGTACTTCGACGACCGTATCGCTGAGGGCATAACTGTTACTGGTCAGTATATCATTCGCACAGTTGGTATTGCCCTGGATCAATACCTGAACAAAATCTGTGGCACCAAGGACTTCAAGTATAGTTTCTATTCCGATACTGATAGCTGTTATATCACTCTGGATCCGCTGGTCAAGAAGTACTATGCCGACAAAACCAATGAAGAGATAGTGGCCATACTGGATCGGATCTGTGAAGACAAGATTGCGCCAGCCATTAACCGGGCCTGTGGTCTGCTAGCAGAATATACCAATGCCTATGACAACAAGATCATGTTCAAGCGTGAAGCCATTGCCACTCGCGGACTCTGGGTGGCCAAGAAGCGCTATGCCTTGAATGTGTATAACAACGAAGGTGTGCAATATGCTGAACCGAAACTCAAAGTCATGGGCCTTGAGATCGTGCGCTCGTCAACTCCAGAAGCAATTCGCAAGCTACTCAAGGAAGCGGTATCGGTGGCCATTACTAAAGATGAGGCCGCACTACAGGATTTCATCGTTCAGGCTCGTGCAAAATATGACCAATTGTCGCCCGAAGAGATATCGTTCCCACGTGGAGTAAACAACCTGGCCAAGTACAGCAGCAGAAGCGACATCTATGCCAAGGGTGCCCCCATGCATGTGCGTGGAGCCCTGCTGCACAATCATTATGTCAAGGAAAAAGGTCTGGATCAGCGTTATCAGATGATTCAGGAAGGCGAGAAGATCAAGTTCCTGTATCTGATGACACCCAATACCATCAAAGAAAACTGCATAGGCTTTATCGGTGTATTGCCTCCGGAATTGGGATTGACAAAATTCGTAGACTATAATACAATGTGGAATAAGAGCTTTATTGAGCCACTGAATGGAATCATTGAAGGGCTGGGATGGAATACCAGTCCACAAGCAACCCTGGAGGATCTTTTCGCATGATGATACCCAAAACCTATGAACTGCTAGATCGATGTGTTGATGAGGGAATTAGTTTTGGCTATGCCCGAGCATTCAAGCATACCAATACGCCATCTGAAGCAGCCATCCATGAAAGCATCCATCGCGAAGTAATGCATCAGATTTGTGAATGGTTTGAAATTAAACAAGGAGTGATAGAAGATGAGCAATAAGCTATTAGACAAGTTACAGAAGAACAGTACCATCAAAGATACTGCAGTGATGCATGACAGCAAATTTTTCAATGCCAAGGACCTGATCCAAACATCAGTGCCCATGATCAATGTAGCATTGAGTGGCAAGCTGGATGGCGGCTTGGCACCTGGCCTTACCGTATTTGCCGGACCCAGCAAGCATTTTAAAACAGCCTTTGCCCTGATGCTGGCAAAATCATACATGGACAAATATCAAGATGCGATTGTACTTTTTTATGACAGTGAGTTCGGTAGTCCTCAGTCTTACTTTGATAGTTTCGGGATCGATACCAAACGAGTACTACATACTCCAATTACCGATATTGAGCAACTGAAGCATGACAGCATGCAGCAGTTGAACAACATTGAGCGTGGCGATCATGTAATCATCATTGTTGACTCAGTGGGCAATCTGGCCAGCAAGAAGGAAGTGGACGATGCTCTGGAAGGCAAGAGTGTGGCAGACATGACCAGAGCCAAGCAGTTGAAGAGTCTGTTCCGCATGGTGACTCCGCATCTGAACATCAAAGACATCCCCATGATTGTTGTCAATCATACCTACATGGAACAGGGTATGTTCCCCAAGGCCGTGGTAAGCGGTGGTACTGGTATTTACTATTCAGCCGACAACATCTTTATCATTGGCCGCCAGCAGGAAAAAGAAGGGCAGGAGCTGATAGGCTACAACTTTATTATCAACGTAGAAAAGAGTCGCTATGTCCGAGAGAAAAGTCGCATACCTGTTGAAGTCAGTTTTGAGGGAGGTATCAGCAAGTGGTCAGGATTACTTGACATTGCCCAGGAAGGTGGGTTTGTCATTAAACCTAGCAATGGCTGGTACAGCATCAAAGGCGAAGAAAAGAAATACCGTATCAAGGATACTTATACCAAAGAGTTCTGGTTGCCAGTATTAGCCAACAAGGATTTCCGTGAATATATTGAAACCAATTATCGCATCAGTAACTCAAGCCTTACCCAGGATCTGGGCATGGACGAGATCGGCGAAGAATACGACGCCGCCGGCGCCTAAATGGCAGCTGGTTGAAACTGTCTTCGAAGGCGACTACAACATTGAAATACTGGAAGGCGCATTTGCCGGACTGGTATTTCGGTTTGATCGTTTGGGATTCATTCCCGAAGGTGATGGTGTCAAGATTCATTTTCACTACGATTTGATTCACACGGCTCACTATGGCAACCTGGAATTGACTTCTGAGGCCTGCTCTGCTACAATAATACACATACTAAGAGAGTATCTGAACCTAGGAGATGATGTTGGATCGCATTGAACAAACTGTGTTGAGGAATCTGATACACGACGAGGCCTACATGCGTCGTGTATTTCCTTTTTTGAAGCCTGAATACTTTGGTGACATCTCGGACCGCGAAGTCTTTAAATGTATCCATAGGTTTATATCGGACTACAATGCCTGTCCCACTGCCGAGGCGCTGGACATTGCCCTGCAGAAAACTAATCTGGGCGAAGAGCAATTCAAGTCAGCACACGGTCTGGTGCAGGAGCTCACAGCCGAGCCTACAAATGCACAGTGGTTGATCAATGAGACTGAACGCTGGTGCAAAGAACGAGCCATCTACAATGCCATTCTAAAAAGCATTGAGATCATGGACGGGCGTGACAAACATCACACCACAGATGCTCTGCCCAGTCTGCTGCAGGATGCTCTGGGTGTGGGCTTTGATAACAGCGTGGGGCATGATTACATCAATGATGCCGAAAGACGCTTTGAATACTATCACAGAGTGGAAAATCGCATTGCCTTTGATCTGGAGATGTTCAATAAAATTACCGGCGGCGGCCTGCCCAACAAGACTCTGAATGTGGCTCTGGCAGGCACTGGTGTGGGCAAGAGTCTGTTCATGTGTCATGTGGCAGCAGCCTGTCTGAGTGCTGGCAAGAATGTGTTGTACATCACCCTGGAGATGGCCGAAGAAAAGATTGCCGAACGCATTGATGCCAATCTCATGAACCTGCCCATGGATCAGCTGCATGATCTGCCCAAGCAGATGTTCAGCAATCGCATTGACCGCATCAAGGACAAGACCGAGGGTCGTCTGATCATCAAGGAGTATCCAACTGCAGGTGCCCATGCCGGACACTTCAAGGCCCTGATCAATGAACTGAGTCTGAAGCAGAAGTTCCGTCCAGACATGATCATGATTGACTATCTGAACATCTGTGCCAGCAGTCGCTTCAAGGGTGGCGCCAACATCAACAGCTATACCCTGGTGAAAAGCATAGCCGAAGAACTGCGCGGCCTGGCCATTGAACATGATGTGCCCATACTGACTGCTACTCAGACCACCAGAAGCGGCTATGGCAACACTGACGTGGAATTGACTGATACCAGCGAAAGCTTTGGTCTGCCTGCCACAGCCGATCTGATGTTTGCCCTGATCAGTACCGAAGAGTTGGAAGCGCTGAATCAGCTGCTGGTCAAACAGCTGAAGAATCGCTACAACGATCCCACAGTAAATCGCAAGTTTATCATTGGCATTGATCGTGCCAGAATGAAGCTCTATGATGTGGAAGCTCGCGCACAGCAGGGTCTGAGCCAGAGTGGGCAGGACGATGACGATGATTATCGTCCAGCAAACCGCAAGTTAAATCGGGATTTCAGCTCAATCAAGGTATAAATATAAGCAAAACCAGGAGGTAATATGTATTTGGCTCCAAAGATCAATCGCAGATTGGACAAGATGCGGGCAGTTTTGACTGGATCAGTACCCCTGGAAGTAGTGCACGAGCAGGTTGAACAGGCATTGAAACCCTGGGGGTGCAAGGTATACTTGCATGCAGACGCTGCTCTGCGCCGCCCAGACTTTTGCTGTGGTGGCATGTATGACTGGAACAAAAAGCGTCAGCCCATAGACATCAATCTGCATTTCAATGAACGCAATCGCTGCTATAATTTTACTGAAAAGAATTGGCACAATTTTCGCTTCATGGTCAGTCAGGTCGTGCAACACGAATTGATACACAAGTCACAGTATAGTCATCGCCAGGAGTTTGAGGATGGTGGCGCCTGCCTGTACTATGACATCACGGCTGGTGAAAAGTCCGACAAGGACCACATGGATTATCTGGCAGAGTTGGATGAGATTGATGCCTATGCACACGACATAGCCATGGAGATTGTGGAGTATTATCCCCGACAAGATCCCTATACAGTGTTGCGCAACATCAATGGCAAGAGAAAATTATGGAGCTGGCGCTTCTATAAGGCGGCATTTAAGGATAGTCCGGACTGGAGCGATGTTCATCATCGCCTGCTCAAGAAGACCTTTAAATGGATACCACACGTGCAGTAAAGGAAGATCATGGAAAACGAATTTTGGGATACCTGGCACTGGGTGTCAGTGGTGGCCTATCCAGTAGTGGCCTGGCTGGCATACAAGGGTGGAAAAGTAGATGGTATGGTGGCGACCATAGAGGCGCTGCATGACCAGGGTTTAATTCAACTAGACGACGAAGAGGAAACGCAACATGGAAACAACTAATGAAAACTGTGTCAACTACATCAATGTAAACTGGCACATGGTCATTCCTGGTAGGCATAGGCAATCTGGGCCGCGATGGTGTATTTGGCTACTTTGATTTCCAGCGCGGCGTTTCGGCCTGCGCACCCGGCACCAATCCTGTGTAAAAAGTACTTGTCTATCAATGACTTAGAGAGACCCTGCCCGGTGCAGGGTTTTTGCTTGACAAACCGGTGCAAAGGTGTCATAATAGAGTTATTGAAGTAGAAAAGGAGTTGATTATGGAAACATCAGTGACAGTAGCAGACATGATGGCAGCATTGAGTGCATTGCCCCCAGACGCACGTTTGGTAGTAACCCACAGCGGGTATTACTGCTACAGCGAGTTGGCTGAGGTCATGTTGCCAGAAGCCTACATCGTAGAAGGTGAAGACGAAGGCATACCAGCTGGTACAGTGGTTTACCGTGTTGGTCATTCACATCAGTCTTATTGAGGAGTTGTTATGAGTAAAATGGCAGACATTGATTTGAGTATCCGCGACCTCTTGGATGGCACCATGTTGTCGTGTCAGGAGATTGCCGATCAGGTGGGTTGTCCCGTAGAATGGGTCAATGACATTGTGCAGGAACGCTGGGACGCCTTGATGGACAGTCCCGAAGGCAAGGAGTTTGAACGTGGCTTCGAAGACGCTAAAGATTTTGCTTAAACAGGGCCGTCCACGCAACCCCGTGGCACGTGACCTGCTGACTCCAAAATACCGTCAGCGTGTAGAACCCAACAAGAAACGTGACGCTAAGTCATTGATTTCATTGAAGTTTTTCAGTGCTTGACAAACAGCCAAAACGGTGCTATAATAGTGGCATGTTAAATAAGAAAGGTATCCAAATGTCCAAGCTCATTCACTTCACTGTCGAGATCCACAAAGCAGACAAGCGTGTCAAAGGTGGTCAGCGTCTGGTTGACAAGATTGATTTTGCTCCCAGCACCCGGTCTTATATTGATACTGTGGTCAAGCGCTACATCAAAGATGGCTACATTGCTCAGTCTTTTGAGACCTATGTGGTGAAGAAGAACCTGATTGGTGG